AATTGATTAACACAATCAAAAGCGCGTACCGAATCGCTCAATTCGGTTCTAAGTATTTTGAGGACGTCGATAAACTGGCAAAAGCAAAAATGAAAATCCGAAAAGGACATTCAGACATTGACATTCAAAGGGAATTGAACATCGATAACGAACAACTGGATGAAATCAAGGAAGAAATTCAAACCAACAACGACGTATTTTGGAAGGTCATTCAAACAAAACAAGGTGAACGAATAATAATTGAACCGAACGAATATTCGCATTTTTTGGCAAAGAATGGATTCGGGAAATATTACCCCGAACGGGCGTTGTCACCGACATTCGTGGTCGTAAATGAAAACAAAGTTCGATTGTCGGCGGTTGAACAAATCAAAGATTTCGTTTTAAATTACCTACGGGACCGGGGCGAAATTGCCGTGTGGAATTATTGTTCACGATCAACATATTTGTTTTCGGAAAATCATTTGAATATGTTGGAAAGCATCGATTTGAAAATGTTGCAAGATAGCAAAGACCTTTCCTATATTCCTTTTAAAAACGGCGTTGTGGTTGTGACAAAAAAAGACGTCACATTGAAATCGTACATTGATATTGACGGCTACATTTGGGAAAATCAAATTTTAAACCGTGACTTTGTCCCAGTCAAGGAATTCAAAAATGATTTTCAAGATTTCATTTGTAAGGTTTCTAATAAGGACAACCAACGAATCGATGCGCTGGAATCCACATTGGGTTATTTAATGCATACATTTAAGGACAAGACCGAACAAAAGGCGATTATTTTCAACGATCAAGAAATTGACGACAACGCCAACGGAGGTTCGGGAAAATCATTAATGTTGACGGCGCTGGGTTACTTTCGAAACATTGTGACGATTGACGGAAAACAATTTAGTTCGATGAAAAATGATTTCGTTTACCAGCGCGTGAATTTAGACACGCAAATTTTGGCATTCGACGACGTTAAAAAGAACTTTGATTTCGAACAATTATTTTCAATCGTGACGCAAGGAATCGCGGTGAATCGAAAAAACAAAGATGAAATATACATTCCATTCACAAGGGCGCCAAAAATCGTAATTACAACAAATTACGTTATTAATGGCGCGGGTTCATCGCATGACCGAAGACGGCACGAAATAGAATTTTTTCAGTATTTTAACGCGAATCATTCACCGGAGGACGAATATAAAAGAATGTTGTTTGATTCATGGGATGGAGACGATTGGTCGCGATTTGACAATTACATGATTTCGAACTTGCAAAAATATTTGACTAATCGATTGATAAAAACAACCAGCATCAACGCCGATGCAAAAAGATTCATTCAATCGACGTGCAAGGACTTTTTTGAATTCACCCGTGAAGGCAACATTCCGTTGGATGTATACAATTACAATCAAACCAAACTACAAGAATTTCAAAGTGAAACGAATTCTTTCAAAGATTTGTCAACGCAAAAGTTCAAAAAATGGGTTCGCGAATTTGCTATTTTTAAAGGTTATAAATACACCGAGGGACACAATCATTCCGGGCGTTATTTTATCTTGACCGATTCATCACCAGCAAATAATTAAAATAAATATACATGAAAAGACCTATTATTTTAGCAAGTTTAACAATGATTGCGATTTGGTGGATTGCGATTTATCGATTCGGTTGGTGGGGTGCGGTTGGATGTTTGACCTTTGGAATCATTACAACACTATTGATTGAATGGAAAAGATAAACAAACAACGTCTTGACGCGCTTAAATTAGCGCATGACGTCGAACGATACCCGTCAATCCCGCCAGCGTATCATGTTAAAACGAAATGGGACGACAAGACCGCGAACGGATTGACGAAGGCAATAACATCGTTTATTCAATACAACGGTTTTCAAGCGGAACGAATCAATACAATGGGGGTTGCAAGGGAAAAAAGAACCACGGGCGGAAAATTAATCGGTGTGACGTGGACCAAAGGAACAACAACCAAAGGGAGCGCGGATATTTCCGCAACCATTCGCGGACGTTCGGTGAAAATCGAGGTCAAAATTGGTAAAGACCGACAAAGCGAAGCACAAAAAAAATATCAAGAGGACATCGAACGCGCTGGGGGTGTTTACCTAATTGCGCGCGATTTCGATTCTTTTGTTGAATGGTTTGATGAATTCGTAAAGGCATGATTGAAATTGAAATAAGTCAAAACCAACGCGACCGCGCGCAAATCTTGTTTGATTTCGGAATCTTGAACAATTCCATTCGCGAAGGTGACGGAAAATTGACCGGGGCGCTGGGTGAAATTGTGGTGTTCGATTACTATTCGAGCAAAGGACGAAAGGTTGTTCATGCTCAAGATTTCAATTTTGATTTGTTGATTGAAGGATTCAAAGTCGAGGTCAAAACAATGGCAAGGAATGGAATTCCTAAACTGGAAAACAATTGTCATTTGTCGAATCATAATTCAAAACAACGTTGTGACTATTTTATTTTCGTTGACGTTTTGAATGATTATTCACGCGCTTGGATCAAGGGTGCAATTTCACGACATCGATTCGATGAAATCAAAATTTTCAAGAAAAAAGGCGAATTCGATGGACCGTTTTTTCAATTCAAATCGGATACTTGGATAATTACCAACAAAGATTTGTTAACAATTTAATGTTTCGATGTTGCACGAATGAAAATTATTTTTATCTTTGGTGAAATTTAAAACATATAATTATGGCGACAACAAGAAAAACGACCGAAGCGGTCACACCGGAACAACCGAAGGGTTTATTCCACAAATTGCATTCAGCAAAACAACACATTGGTAAGGTTTCAAAGAATGCAATTAATCCACATTTTAAAAAGAATTACGCCGACATCAACGCATTGCTTGAAACGGTCGAACCGATTCTTTTAAGTTATGGTTTGATATTATTGCAACCAGTCAAAGGAAATACGGTGTTTACTATTATAACGGACATCGAAACGGGCGAATCAACCGAATCATTTATGGACATTCCGTTGAACATAACCGATCCACAAAAAACGTTGGCTTGCATTACTTATTTTCGACGCGGAACGTTGCAATCTTTATTGTCATTACAAGCAATCGACGACGACGGGAACGAGGCAAGCAAACCTTGTACAAAACCGACAATTGACGACGAACGTTTTCAAAACGCAAAAAAAGCCATTGCGGACGGGAAATTCACCGTTGAGAAATTGAAGGGAACCTATTCACTAACACCGGAACAAATCAACCAATTATAAAATGAACGCAAAAGAGCGCGCGCAATACCTTTTCGATTTGTTTGATGTTGTCGAATATAGCGACAAGGTCAAAACAAAGATTACGCGTAAAGCGTGCGCGCTTATTTTGGTGCATGAGGTTTTGAAAGACCTTGATCCAAAATCGCGTGACTTTTTATACTGGATGAATGTTAAAGTAAATTTACTTGAATTATGACACCAAAAGAAAAAGCGAATGAGTTAGTCGTTGAATTTTACGGTAAAATTTGTAATTTGATTCCAGTCAATGACGGAAATGAAAGATCGGAAAGGTTTCGAATCATTCAACCAATTGCAAAAAAATGCGCTTTGATTTCAGTTGATGAAATATTGAATGCAATTGCAAACACTGATATTAATAAATTTGAATTCGGTTTCCATTATTGGAAACAAATTAAAAAAGAAATACAACAATTATGAAATGGCGAGCATCACAAATCGGAAAACTCATGACCAACGACCGTTCCGGAAAAAACATGGGACAAACGGCGAAATCTTATATTGAGCAACTTGCAAAGGAACATTTTTATGGTTATGAATCCCCCATTGTCAACCGTTACCTTGACAAGGGAATCAATCAAGAAATTGAATCGATTCAATTGTTGAATTCGGTTCGATTTGAGAATTATGAAAAGAACACCGAACGAATCGAAAACGAATGGTTGACGGGTGAATGCGACATCCTTACGAATGAAAAAATCATTGACATCAAAACATCGTGGTCGTTGGACACGTTCCCGGAATTACCGGAGGACATCGATTCCAAAGAGTACGAATTTCAAGGTCGCGCCTACATGATGTTATATGAAAAGCACGAATTCGAACTTATTTATTGCATGGTGTCAACATGGGACGAATTCTTGACGCAATACGACGATAAAACGATTCACAAGGTCGACCATATCGACCCGCGTTTTCGAATTACGTCGGTAACGTTTGAACGTGACTTTGAACTTGAAAATCAAATAATTGAACGTTGCAAGCTGGCGACGGATTATTATAACGAACGAATGAATAAACTAAAAAAGAAATAATAATGCCACAAACACCATTGCCTCCAATACCAAAAAAAAAGTATTTCATTATTGAATGTCATTTCGATGAATTAGAAGGAGCGTATTTCCTTACTGAATATATGAACAAACTTGGTCATTTTTACATTATTTCGGTGACATCAAAACAAGGTCAATTTGATGTAAAATCGGTGACCGTTGATGAATTTAAAAATTTTAACAATTATGAATAAACAAACCGCATTGAACTATTTAATTGAAAAACTTGAATTGCAAGTCATGGCTAACCACATTCCGTGGGTTGTTGAAATAATTCAAGACGCGAAAAAAATGGAACGTGAACAAATCGCCAGCGCTTATGAAAACGGCGAATGGAATCAAGGGGTGAACGGTGACGCGAACGAATATATTGAAAAGACATTCGGAAATGAAAGCAACATTTGAATTCATTTTACCGGAAGACCAAAACGAATTCGAATTGATGAATGAGGCGCCAAAAATGTTTTGTGCGTTGATTGAAATCGAAAGGATGTTGCGAAATATTTACAAATACGACGAAACGTTGAATCAATGGCAATATGATATTGTTGAGAAAATAAGGGAAGAATTTTACGAAATTATAAACGAAAACCAAATAAATATAAACAAATGAATGAAGAAAAAGGAACGGTTGTCCAAGTGACGCCATTGCAAACGATTTCGGATAAATTCCGAAAACAAGAATTCACAATAAAAACGTGGACCGAATACCCGCAATTCTTGACATTTCAAACGGTCAATGATAAATGCGACCTTGTCCGCAATTTGAATACTGGCGATGACGTCGAGGTCAAATACAATTTGCGCGGTCGCGAATGGATTTCCCCGGAAAACGTCACAAAGTATTTTAACACCGTCGAAGCGTGGTCAATTAAATTAATCGGAAAACCAGTACAAGAAACACCAATCAAGAATGAAGACGATGACGATTTACCTTTCTAATGATTCAACGATTGTTGACTTCATGCGGACAACGACCGAAGACCGTTTGTCGTCAAGGTATAAAATGACACACCTTGCCGAAGACATGAAGGTTTCCTATTCGATGCTTTACCGATTCATGAAGGGACGTCCAGTCGGCGAAGAATTCTTCATTGCTTGGTTCAAACACTTTTCAAAATGATTTTCTGGTCGCGTGAAGCTTACGACATTGCCCGCAAGGTGACTTCGAATCACGAACTTCACGCCGACCTTGTACATCACCTTTACATTCGAATGCATCGATTCAATTTCAAGGACGAAGATGTCCCGGCTATATTCGCGCGGTTCGCTTACAACGAATGGAATTGGCAACGTTCGGAATTTTGGCGAACGTATCGAACGAATACCGACGAAATCGGTGACATGGCCGAAGAATTCAATTCGCCTTCGAATAACGAATTCAGCGATTGTCTTGACGCCTATCTTCATTCGAATGAAGGGGATCCGTTCATCAAAGAAATCACGAAAATGCACCTTTGCGGAATGACCTTCAGGGACATCAAAGAATTGACCGGGATTTCCCTTGATACTATTCATAAAACAATAAAACAATTTAAAAATGATTTACATTCTTATTGCGGTGGCAATGGCACGGGC